ATGACAATCAATTTCTCCTCAGGGGATGAGCCGCCAGTGGACATGCTGGCGATCACGGAAATCTGGCTACGCGAGGCCGCAGAGAACCTTGCTGTCACCGTTCAATCGATCAAGTCGGGCGAGTTCGGCAGGGTCAAGGACGCGGTGGATTGCATCAAGGGGCTGAAAACGGCGGTGCATCTGGCCATTGAAGAAGGAAATCGCGTTGAAAAACTCCGCAAGCAAGTGGCCGGGTCTGTCGGAACCGGAACACTCGACATATACGCCGCGCGCAATGAAATCGGGCGCAGGCTGGCTCGCCTCCGCGACGCCGGAGGTGATTGAGGCCTTTCTGGAGGGCTTGAGCGACAACGCGCTGTTGTCGTTGCCGTGGCTTTTCGAGTTTTGGGCGCTGCCGCACCAGTTGCCGCCCGAAGGCGCGTGGAAAACATGGGTCATTATGGGCGGGCGCGGGGCGGGCAAGACTCGTGCGGGTGCCGAATGGGTGCGTGCCGAGGTGGAGGGGGCTACCCCGCTTGAGGCAGGGCGGGCGCGGCGGGTGGCCTTAGTGGGCGAAACCGTCGATCAGGTGCGCGAGGTGATGGTGATGGGGGAGAGCGGGATTCTCGCCTGCTCGCCGCCGGACCGGCGTCCTGAATGGCAGGCGACGCGGCGGCAGTTGGTGTGGCCGAATGGCGCGGTGGCGCAGGTGTTTTCGGCCCATGATCCTGCCAGTTTGCGCGGCCCGCAATTCGATGCTGCCTGGGCGGATGAACTGGCGAAGTGGCCCAAGGGGCAGGCCGCGTGGGACCAATTGCAGTTCGGGCTGCGATTGGGCGAGCATCCGCGGCAGGTGGTCACGACCACACCCCAGAATGTGGAGGTGTTGAAGATGATCCTCAAAAACCCCTCGACCGTCACCACCCACGCGCCGACCGAGGCCAATCGGGCGCATCTCGCGGCCAGTTTTCTGGAGGAGGTGCGGGCGCGGTATGGCGGCACACGTCTCGGCCAGCAAGAGTTGGAGGGGCTTTTGCTGGAGGAGGTGGAGGGCAGCCTGTGGTCGGCAGCGGCGCTAGATGCCGCACGGGTGGAGGCTTTGCCCGCGTTCAGCCGGATTGTGGTGGCGGTGGATCCGGCGGTCACCCAAGGCGGGGGCAGCGATGAATGCGGGATCGTGGTGGTCGGGGCCGTGACCGAAGGGCCGCCCCAGAACTGGCGGGCGGTGGTGCTGGAGGACGCGACGGTGCGGATGTCCTCGCCTGATACATGGGCGCGGGCGGCTTTGGCTGCGATGGCGCGGCACAGGGCGGACCGGCTGGTGGTGGAGGTGAATCAGGGCGGCGATCTGGTGTCGAGCGTCATTCGCAACATCGATGCGTTGGTGCCGATCAAGGCGGTGCATGCCAGCAAAGGCAAAGCTGCCCGCGCCGAGCCTGTGGCAGCTTTGTATGAGCAGGGGCGCGTGGCGCATGTGCGCGGGCTTGCGGCCTTGGAAGAGCAGATGTGCCGGATGACGCCGCAAGGATACATGGGCAAAGGGAGCCCCGACCGCGTGGATGCGCTGGTCTGGGCGTTGACCGAACTGATCGTCGATCCGTCGCAAGGCTATGTGGCCCCGAGGCTGCGCACGCTCGGTTAACGGCCTTTAAGGATCACCGCTCTAGGGTGGTTTTCAGATCAAGAGACACAGCGGTTTCCTTCGGGGGCCGGCGAACGGCGGGCCTCGGCGGGGCGCGCGACAAAGGAGCTTTGCTGCATGGTGTTCGATTTCCTGAAGCGCACGCCGGAGACGGTGAAGCCGGAGCTGGCCAAGGCGGGGAACGGGTTGGCGACCGAGGTCAAGGCCTCGGCTACGGGGCGGGTAGTGGCCTTCGGCTCGTCCGGTCGGGTCGCGTGGAGCCCGCGCGATGCCGTCAGCCTTGCGCGCAGCGGGTTTCAGGGAAATCCGATCGGCTTTCGCGCGGTGAAGCTGATTGCAGAGGCGGCGGCGGCCTTGCCTTTGGTGTTGCAGGATGCCGAGCGGCGCTACGAGACGCATCCGGTGCTGGAGTTGATCCGCCGCCCGAACGGCGCGCAGGGGCGGGCAGAGCTGTTCGAGGCGATTTACGGGCATCTGCTGTTGTCCGGCAATGCCTATGTCGAAGCGGTGCCAGGGGCAGGTGCCTTGCCGGGGGAGCTGCATGTCCTCCGGTCGGACCGGATGGCGCTGGTGCCGGGGGCGGATGGCTGGCCTGTGGCCTATGATTACACCGTGTCGGGGCGCACCCACCGCTTTTCTATCAGTGCCGAGGCGCAGCCGATCTGTCATATCAAGACCTTCCACCCGCAGGACGATCATTACGGGTTCAGCCCGTTGCAGGCGGCGGCGGTGGCCTTGGATGTTCACACCAGCGCGAGTGCGTGGTCGAAAGCGCTTCTTGATAACGCGGCGCGGCCTTCCGGGGCGATTGTGTACAAAGGTGCAGATGGCCAAAGCCATCTGACCAACGACCAGTATGATCGGCTGCTGTCCGAGATGGAGAGCCACCATCAGGGTGCCAAGAACGCGGGTCGGCCCATGCTGTTGGAGGGCGGGCTGGATTGGAAGCCGATGGGCTTTAGCCCCAGCGACATGGAGTTTCACCAGACCAAACAGGCGGCCGCGCGCGAGATCGCCATCGCCTTTGGTGTGCCGCCGATGCTGATGGGCATTCCGGGCGATGCCACCTATGCGAATTACCAAGAGGCGAACCGCGCGTTCTACCGCCTGACGGTGCTGCCCTTGGTCCAGCGGGTTGTCGCGGGCGTGTCACACTGGTTGCAGGGCTTTACGGGCGAGGCGGTGGAATTGCGCCCTGATCTCGATCAGATCCCCGCGCTTGCGGTGGAGCGTGATCAGCAATGGGCGCGGGTGGGTGCGGCGGATTTCCTGACGCCTGCCGAAAAGCGGGTGCTTTTGGGGCTGCCGCGCCTTGCGGAGGATGGTGAGGCGTGAGGAAGCCGGGCGAGAGCGGATCGCGCTTTGTCTACGACAGTTTTGACGCGGCTGCGGCGCGGATCGAAGCGAACGAGCGCGTGGCCGAAGAGCGTTGGGCGGCGTTGGATTGGCGTTTGGGCCAGATTGATGCGGTGCTGGAGCGGCTGGAAAAACGCATCTGGCTGGGTGTTTACGGGGTCGCGGCCTTTCTGGCCGCCCAGATGGCCGAGGCGCTCATTCAGGCGGCCACGCGATAGATCGGTGAGGTGAGGAATGACCATGCAAACGGGACTGGAGCGCAAGGATATGCCCCTGATCGGGGCGGAGGATCTGGGCTTGCGCGTGACGGATGGCCACGGGATCGAGGGTTATGCCAGCCTTTTCGGCAAGCGTGATCAGGGCGGTGATGTGGTGGTGAGGGGGGCCTATGCGGCGAGCCTCAAACGGCTGGCCGCGGGTGGGCGGGCGGTCAAGATGCTGTGGCAGCATGATCCGGCACAGCCCATCGGCATCTGGGACGAGGTTCGCGAGGATGACCGTGGCCTCTGGGTCAAGGGGCGGTTGCTGTCCGATGTGGCAAAGGGGCGCGAGGCGGCGGCGCTTTTGTCGGCGGGGGCGATTGACGGCCTGTCGATCGGCTATCGGACGGTGCGCGCGGAACGCGACGCCAAGGGCCAGCGTCTTTTGCAGGAACTGGAGCTGTGGGAGGTGTCTTTGGTCACGTTTCCGATGCTTCCCGATGCACGGGTGGCAGCCAAGGGCGATGAGCCGGTGGCAAACCCCGATGCCGAGACATGGCGCAGTCTGGCGCAGGTCTTGACCAAAGCGGCAGAGGCGCTGAGCGGGCGCATCTAGGCCCGGATTTTCGACAGAACCGAAGGATGGACGGAATGACCGAGACCAAGGCTCGGGCCGGGGAAGGTGTGCCTATGGCCACCAAGGCGGCCCACACTCCGGCTGCGGAAGTGAAGACCGCGCTGGAAGGATTTCTGAACGCTTTCAGAGGCTTTCAGAGCGAAGTGAAACAATCGTTGCAACATCAGGAAGAGCGTTTGACCATGCTGGATCGCAAACAGATGACTTTTGGCCGCCCTGCACTGGCCGCCAGTGCCGAGGTGGAAGTGCCCCACAAGAAGGCCTTTGGCGCCTACTTGCGATCGGGCGATGACGACGGCCTGCGCGGGCTGGTCCTCGAGGGCAAGGCGATGTCCACTACGGTGGCCGCCGATGGGGGCTATCTGGTGGATCCGGCAACGGCCGACACGATCCGGTCGATGCTGGTCTCGACCTCGTCCTTGCGGGCGGTGGCGAATGTGGTTCAGGTGGAGGCCACGTCGTTTGACGTGCTGATCGACCGGTCCGAGGTCGGGTCGGGCTGGGCCACGGAGGCGGGCGCGCAGGCGGAAACCGGCACGCCGACCATCGAGCGCATTTCGATCAAGCTGCATGAGTTGTCGGCCATGCCCAAGGCCAGCCAGCGTTTGCTGGATGACAGCGCCTTTGACGTCGAGGGCTGGCTTGCTGGCAAGATCGCCACGCGTTTCATCCGTGCCGAGGCGGGGGCCTTCATCAATGGCGATGGCGTGGACAAGCCCAAGGGTATTCTGTTGCCGCCGAAGGTGGCCAACGCATCCTGGAGCTGGGGCAATCTGGGCTACATTCCGACAGGGGCTGCAGCCGATTTTGCGACGACCAATGCCAGCGATTGCATCGTCAATCTGGTCTATGCGCTGGGGGCGGATTACCGCGCCAATGGCACCTTCCTGATGAATTCGAAAACGGCGGGGGCCGTGCGGAAGATGAAGGATGCCGATGGCCGCTTTATGTGGGGCGACAGCCTGCAGGCCGGAGAACCCGCGCGCCTGATGGGCTATCCGGTGTTGATCTGCGAGGACATGCCGGATGTGGCGGCCAACAGCCACCCCGTCGCGTTTGGCGATTTCACCGCCGGCTATACGATTGCCGAGCGTCCCGATCTGCGGATCCTGCGCGATCCCTTCTCGGCCAAGCCGAACGTGCTCTTCTACGCCAACAAGCGTGTGGGCGGTGATGTCACCGATTTCGCAGCGATCAAGCTGCTGCGTGTCGCCGTCTCGTAACCGAGGCTGCGGGTCCGGCTCCATTCGGGGGCCGGACCTGTGGGCGCGCGGACAGGGAAGGGGCCTTCGGGCCGATGGCGAAGGATGGGACGATGATGCTGACAGAGATGACGACCGTGGCGGCTTTGGCCCTGCCGGTGCAGGCGCTAAAAGACCATCTGCGGTTGGGCAGCGGGTTTACCGAGGACGGTCTGCAGGACGGGTTGATCGAGGCTTACCTGCGCGCCGCGATTGCGGTGGTGGAGGGGCGGATCGGCAAGGTTCTTTTGCAAAAGCGGTTCAAGTTGGTGCTGGAAGATTGGCGGTCGGCGGACGAGCAGGCTTTGCCGGTGGCCCCTGTGTCGGCTGTGGTGTCCGCGTCGGTGGTCGATGCGTCGGGGGTTGCCCTTGTGCTGGATGCCGCGCGCTACCGTTTGGTGCAGGACATCCATCGGCCAAAAATGGCGGCGGTCGGTGTGCTTTTGCCGACGGTGCCGACCGACGGGCGCGCCGAGGTGGTGTTCGACGCGGGCTTCGGCGCGACATGGGCGGCGGTTCCGGTCGATCTTGCGCAGGCGGTCCTGCTGTTGGCGGCGGAGTATTACGAGACGCGTCAGCCGGGCGATGCCGGGGCGTCGGGATTGCCGTTTCCGGTGCAGGCGCTGATCGAACGCTGGCGCACGGTGCGGCTCCTCGGGGGGCGGGCATGACAGGGGTGCATCTGGATCGGCGGATGGTGCTGGAGGCGCCCGTTCGGGTCGCCGACGGCGCGGGCGGATTTCACCTGAGCTGGGCGGTGCGGGGGGTGCTCTGGGCGGCACTGGCCCCCGGTGCCGGGCGCGAGGCGGCAGGGGTCGAGGTGCGGGCGTCGCAGGTTCCGTACCGCATCACGCTGCGGGCGGCGCCCGTCGGATCATCCGCGCGGCCAAAGCCCGAGGACCGGCTGCGCGACGGGACGCGGGTGTTCACGCTTCTTGCGGTGACAGAGGCAGACCCCCGAGGACGGTATCTGACCTGTTTCGCGCGTGAGGAGGTGCCGGCATGAGCTATGCGGCTGCGGCGGCCTTGCAGGCCGCGATTTACGGGGTGTTGGCAGCGGCGCCTGCGCTTTCGGGGATCAGCATTGTGGATGCGATGCCTTCGGGCGCACCGCCGGGAACCTTTGTGCTGATCGGTCCCGAGGTTGTTGTCGATCAGTCGGACGGCACCGGAGCCGGTGCCGAGCATCGCTTCACGATCAGCGTCATCAGCGATGCCGACGGGTTCCAGACGGCCAAAACGCTGGCCTCGGCGGCCTCGGCGGCTGTGCTGGCGGGGGGGCTGAGCCTCGGGACCGGGCATCTGGTTGCCATCCATTTCCAGCGCGCTGTTGCGCGGCGGCTTGATGCCGGAACCGCGCGGCGCATCGACATGAGCTTTCGGGCGCGTGTGCAGCTTTGACGGATTTTCACAGCCCCGGACCGAAACCGGCGGCGGTTCAGGAGACAGCAGATGGCAGTTCAGAACGGCAAGGATCTTTTGATCAAGGTCGATATGGTGGGTGACGGGCAGTTCCAGACCTTGGCGGGGCTGCGGGCGCAGCGGTTCAGCCTGAACGCGGAACAGGTGGATGTCACCAGCCTTGAAAGTGCGGGCGGCTGGCGCGAGCTTTTGGCGGGGGCGGGCGTGAAATCGGCCTCGATCTCGGGGTCGGGCGTGTTTCGCGATGCGGCCACCGACGGGCGGGCGCGGCAGATCTTTTTCGATGCCGAAACCCCAGATTTTCAGGTCGTGGTACCCGATTTCGGCACGATCGAGGGGCCGTTCCAGATCAGCAGCATCGAATATGCGGGCAGTCACAACGGGGAGGCGACCTACGAGATCAGCCTCGCCTCGGCGGGCCTTCTGACCTTCGTGGCGCTTTGAGGGGGTGGCCATGGCGAACCCTTATGCGGGCGAGGTGGCGATTGTGCTGGATGGCCAGCCGCATGTTGCCAAGCTGACGCTCGGCGCGCTGGCGGAGTTGGAGTTTGCGCTGGAGGCAGGGTGTTTGATGGACCTTGTGGCGCGCTTTGAGACGCAGCGCTTTACCACGCGCGATGTGCTGGCGCTGATCGTCGCGGGTCTCAGGGGGGGCGGCTGGCAGGGTTCGGCTGCCGATCTTCGGACGGTCACGATTGAAGGTGGCCCGATCGAGGCGGCGCGATTGGCCGCGCAGCTTTTGGCGCGCGCGTTCGATGTGCCGGGGCCGGGATGAGCGGGATCGATTGGCCTGGGCTGATGCGGGTGGGGATGGGACATCTGCGCCTGACGCCGGACCAGTTCTGGCGGCTTAGCCCCGTGGAATTGCGGATCATGTTGGGGGCAGAGGCGGCGGTGCCGCCTTTGACGCGGGCGCGGCTGGAGGAACTGGCAGCGGCATATCCCGATCGGGGAAAGGGCACGGATCATGGCCGAGATTGACGAGTTGCAGGACCAGATCGCCGCACTTGAGGCAACGCTTACGGGCAGCGCCGGTATGGTGGCTGCGTTCGACGGAGAACTGGCGCGGATGCGGGAGACGCTCATGTTTACCGGGCGCGAGGTGAACACGCTGTCCACCGGTATCGGTGGTGGCCTGCGCCGCGCCTTTGACGGGCTGGTGTTTGACGGGATGAAGCTGTCGGACGCGTTGCGCGGCGTGGCGCGGACCATGGCCGACACCGTTTACGGGGTTGCCATGAAACCGGTGCAGAACGCGTTGGGCGGAGCGCTGGCGCAGGGGGTGAGCGGGCTTCTCGGCGGCATCATGCCGTTCGAGAAAGGCGGGAGTTTTTCCCAAGGCCGCGTGATGCCTTTTGCCAAGGGGGGTGTCGTCGCGCAGGCCACGGCGTTTCCGATGCGTGGGGGCACGGGGCTGATGGGCGAGGCGGGGCCGGAGGCGATCATGCCTTTGGCCCGCGGGGCGGACGGTCGGCTGGGCGTGCATGCGGCGGGGACCGCGCGTCCGGTGACGGTGGTCATGAACATCACCACGCCGGATGTTCAAGGCTTCCAGCGCAGTCAGGCCCAGATCGCGGCACAGGCGCAGCGGATGCTGGCGCGCGGGCAGAAAAACCGGTGAGGGAGCAAAAGCATGGCATTTCACGACATCCGGTTTCCGGCAAATCTGTCCTTCGGGGCTTTGGGCGGGCCGGAGCGGCGGACAGAGATCGTCACGTTGGCCAACGGCCACGAGGAGCGCAACACGGCTTGGGAACATTCCCGCCGCCGGTATGATGCCGGCCTTGGTCTGCGGTCGCTGGATGATCTCGAGGCGATGATCGCGTTCTTCGAGGCGCGGCGCGGCCCGTTGCACGCCTTTCGCTGGAAGGATTGGGCGGATTGGAAATCCTCGCGCCCGTCCATGCCCACCGCGCCCACCGATCAGCGGTTGGGGTTCGGCGACGGGGTGCAGACCACGTTTCAACTGCGAAAGCGTTATCGGTCGGGGGATGACGAGTATTGGCGCCCGATTGTCAAACCTGTTTTCGGCACCGTGACAGTCGCCATCGCCGATGATGTGAAGGTGGAAGGTGCCGAGTTCGTCGTGGACACGGCGACTGGGCAGATCACCTTTGCAACACCGCCCGACATCGGGGCCTTGGTGACGGCGGGGTTTGAGTTTGATGTGCCCGTACGGTTCGAGACCGACCGGATCGCGGTGTCGCTTGCATCGTTTCACGCAGGCGAGGTTCCTGATGTGCCGGTGATCGAGGTGCGGATATGACCGGGCGTGAGGGGCTTTTTCAGCATTTGGCCAAAGGCGTCACGACTGTCTGTCATTGTTGGCTTGTGTCGCGCGGTGATGGCGTTCGTTATGGGTTTACCGACCATGACAGCGACTTGTCGTTCGAGGGCCAGGTTTTCAAGGCGGCCAGCGGATTGTCGGCCGGTGCTTTGCAGCAGACCACGGGCTTGTCGGTGGACAATGCCGAGGCGCTGGGGGCCTTGTCGGATGCCTCGGTGACCGAGGCTGATCTGGCTGCGGGCCGTTTTGACGGCGCCGAGGTGCAAAGCTGGTTGGTCAATTGGGCAGATGTCAGCCAACGTGTGACCGAGTTTCGGGGCAACTTCGGTGAGGTGACACGCAAGGCCGGTGCCTTTCGGGTGGAGTTGCGCGGTCTGACCGAGCGGCTCAATCAGCCGCAGGGGCGGGTGTATCAACCCGGTTGCAGCGCGGTCTTGGGGGATGCGGCCTGCGGGGTTGATCTGACGCTGCCGGTCTATCGCGCCACAGCGATTGTCGAGGCGGTAGATAGTCTTGGCCAGATCCGGATCGGCGGGTTGTCGAGTTATGCGGATCGCTGGTTTGACCGTGGCGCGTTGGACGTGCTGAGCGGCGCCTCGTCGGGCTTGACACTGATGATCCGCGAGGATCACTCCACGGAAACTGGCCGTATCCTGTCCGTCTGGCATGGCACGGGTGCTGCGTTTGGCGCGGGTGATCTGGTTCGCTTGCAGGCGGGTTGTGACCGGTTGGCCGAGACCTGTGGCAGCAAGTTCGGCAATTTCCTGAATTTTCGCGGTTTTCCCCATATTCCCGGCGAAGATTGGCTGACCTCTTATCCGGTGGGCAGCCAGATCAATGACGGGGGGAGCCTGCAGGCATGATCCCGCGCAACGCAGAGGTTGTGGTGCATGCGCAGGATTGGATCGGCACGCCCTACCGGCATCAGGCGAGTTGCAAGGGGGCCGGCACTGATTGCCTTGGTCTGCTGCGCGGCATCTGGCGCGACATCTACGGCGCCGAACCCTGCGCGGTTCCTGGCTACACCGCCGATTGGGCGGAACCGACGGGGCAGGAGGTTCTCCTAGAGGCCGCGAGGGTGTTGTTGACCTCGGTTCCGAAGGACGAGTCGGAGCCGGGTGATATCTTGGTGTTTCGCATGCGTGCGGGTTCCGTCGCCAAGCACCTCGGTGTGTTGGTCGAGACGGGGGGGAGGGCTGCCTTCGTGCATGCCTACAGCGGCCACGGGGTTGTGGCCTCGCCCTTCTCGATACCTTGGCAGCGCAAAGTTGCTGCTGTTTTCCGTTTTCCTTGA